AATAGAACACAAAGGAGTTAAACAACAGATTGAAGTTAGAACCAAAGGTAGGAACGTAGACCCTAAACATGAATACGAGTGTTGTAGCGATTGTATCAAACCACATTTCCTTTACATGTTTGTATCGTTTAATCGTCAGACTGATACTGCAACTGTGTTAGGTGTAGCTAATTGGGATAATTTCAGTAAATACGCTGTCGTCACTAAGAAAGGGACCAACAACGATAATTTCACCAATAAGGTTAACGAATTCAATATAAAGATTGAACACTTAACACCACTTAATCAATATTTCAACGGTTAAATATCGTGTTATGTTCTCGTGCTAACTTATTAACGATAAATGCTAATTTAAAACGCTGAAAAAAACATAAAAAGAATTTTATGGTAGGGTTTAAAAAATTGTATATTTATATATAAAGAAAAAACTATGAGCGAAGATATTAGAAACATGATTGATAAAGTTAAGAACTTTAAACCATCTTTAAATGAGCAAGATATGAATGAAAGTGAGTTCGGTTTTGGTGAATTTCCTAAACCTAAAAAAGAAGTCTCGATTCAATTAAGGGATAGAGCGAAAAAAGACGGTTTATTATCTGATTTACATTATGATAATGAAAAAATTATAAAGATTGCTATTGAATTGGCTAATAAATTTGAAAAGATGGAAGAACCAAATAGACAATCAAATAAAGATTTATTTTTAGGTATGTTCTATAATAGAATACCAATATGGGCTTGGGGTAAACCAACAGATTCTATTTTAATGAAGTATGACTTAAAAAAATCTTAATTTTATTGTAGGTTTTAAAAAATTGTATATTTATATATAAAGAAAAAGCTATGAGCGAAGATATTAGAAACATGATTGATAAAGTTAAGAACTTTAAACCATCTTTAAATGAACAAGATATTAATGAAATATCACCTGATACATTTAAAAGCGCAATAAACGTATCAAAAGAACGTGGTAGCTATAGGAGAACATATAAACTTGGAGAGTTATATCTCAACCAATTTATGGGTAAAGATTTGATTGGCGGTAAGATAACTAATATTGGCGTTCATAGTCCACAACAAAGTAATTATAGAAAAATAGCTATAGAAGTTACGAAAAGTATTTATCAAGATAGTGGCTATAATAAAGGTGAAAATAAACTTATAAAAGATTATATTTATTACGATATAGATAGCGATTTGTATGATGTAGGTGAAATTGATAGGAAAGATGCGGTTGTCTTATCAAAAATTGCGCAACATATTAATCCTGATACAAGATACAAGCAAACTGGTATGTATTTCCAAATAAAGGGGCGGTAAAACTTTATTTGACTCCGAACACTACTATAAAACCCGTTAATTCGGGTTTTTTTGTTTAATCTCATTTCTATACAAAAAAAATTTTTGAGTTATATTTATCAATAAATGGCACAAGGTAGATATATAAATATAAGGTACCCATTTAGGGATAGTATAAAGGGTTTCCTATTTGAGTTAAACGACACTGATTCATCTGCAATTAGAAGTGATTTGTTGCATCTTATATTGACCACAAGAGGTCAACGATATTATCTACCAGATTTCGGTACTGATTTGATGAAGTATATTTTCGAACCCAATGATAGTAAGACGCTATCTGATATAAAGACAGATATAAATGAGACCGTTAAAAAATACATACCGAACCTAATAGTAAATGATGTTATTGTTGAACGAGATGAGGAGTTTGAACATAAAGCAACAATAAAGATAGATTACACCGTAACCGAGGACGTGTTCGAGGAAAGGGATGTCATTATAATTAATATATAAAAAAATGTCACAGAAAATACCATATTTTGCCAGAAACTTTGCCGACCTTAGAATTGAGCTTATCAACTATATAAGGCAATACTACCCATCTATTTTGCAAGACTTCAACGATGCCTCGGTGGGTTCAATGCTTATCGACTTGAATGCTGGTGTCGGTGATGTGCTATCATTCCATACCGACAGGATGTTCCAAGAGACGCAGATTAATTTTGCACAAGAAAGGGCTAGCGTGTTAAGCATGGCTAGGACATTCGGATTAAAGATACCTGGCAAAAGACCCAGCGTTACCATAGCCGATTTCAGCGTAATTGTACCCGTATTCGGCGATACCTTTGATATATCATACGCACCACTTATTAGACGAGGTGCACAAGTATCTGGAGCTGGGAAAGTATTTGAAACTGTCAACGACATAGACTTTTCATCACCTTTTAGCATCAACGGAATACCAAATAGACTTATAATTCCAAATATAGACTCATCTGGAAACTTGGCGAATTATACTTTAACAAAAAGAGAATTGGTTATAAACGGTATAACCAAGATATTCAAAAGGTCGGTCACAGCAAGTGATGTTAGACCCTTCTTTGAAGTCACATTACCAGATGATAACGTTCTTTCAATAAATTCCACAATAACATTAGAAGGGCTTAATTATACTCAAACACCTAGCATTGACCAATTCTTGAATCCAGCTAACAGATGGTATGAGATGGAGGCTTTGGCCGATGATTTGGTCTTTATCCAAGACCAATTGGCACCAAGTACCCAATCAGGTATAAATACTGGCAAATGGGTGAGGGTGGATCAAAGATTTATACGGGAATATACCGACTTAGGGTTCACCAAACTTATTTTTGGTGGTGGTTCACAAGATGTTGGTTCATTATGTGATTTTGGGGTTGATAAGACTTTAGTGAATCGAATCGGAGATTTTATAAACAACTTGAGCTTAGGTAAAACACTAACACCTAATACCACGATGTTCATCAGTTACCGAGTAGGCGGTGGTGCAGCGGCCAATTTAGGTCCAAATGTACTTAATACGATTAATACTGTGAATATGACTGTGAACGGTAACAATCAGAATATAAACAATAGTGTTAGAAACTCGTTGACGGTGAACAATCCGCTCCCAGCCATAGGTGGGCGTGATGAACCATCTGTTGAAGAAATTAAAAACATGGTGAGATATAATTTCTCTTCTCAGAATAGGGCTGTTACGATAAAAGATTATCAAGTTAGAATTGGACTTATGCCAGGCGAGTTTGGTGTACCATTCAGAGTGGGTGTCCTTGAGAACCAAAATAAAATTAGCGCATATATCTTATCCTTGGATGCTTCTGGGAAACTATTAAATCAGTCCACGTCAACACTAAAAGAGAATATCGCCACTTATCTTTCAAACTATAGGATGATAAACGATTATGTTGAAGTGCGTGATGGTAAGGTAATAAATATTGCGGTTGACTGCGGTATATTCATAGATAAACAATACCCACAATCACAAATTATATCACAGGTAATTCAGAATATCCAAAGCTATATGGATATTAAAAACTTTGAAATGGGTGAAACTATATATATAAGCCAATTGATTGAGAATATAAACAATGTTGGTGGAGTATTGAATGTGATTGATTTAAAGCTATTCAACAAAGTGGGTGGCAACTACTCACTTAATGAGATATCACAACCATTAGTTGATACTGAGACCAGAGAGATAAATACCGCCCAAAACTATGCGTTGATAGGAGATCCAATAAGCCTTTTTGAAATCAAAATACCATCTATCGACATACGTTGTAGAGTTAGAACCAATTGATATCATTTACTATATTTTAAAAAACTATTATTTTTCAAATAAAAAATATGAGCTGCTGTAAGACCAATAAACGGACAAACCCATACGTTAAAAACGAAGATAAGACTAAGAAAGGTAAGTATAAGATACTGAAATGGGTTCTTTTCGGTGGTCTTTGTTTAATCTCGCCTATATTCCTAATTCCTATGCTATATATGTTATATGTTGCGATAGTTCGAGAGGAACGAATAGATTTGACGTTCATGTTAGAATCGGTAGGTAAGATTATCAAAACATATAAGTTAATGAAAACTAAACCAGATGTTAATTTGGATGAGTTCGAAGTGTATGAGGTAAAATAATGTCAAAAACTATAAGGATACAGACAACACCCAATGGCGGGGATAATTTCATAAAAATTAATATGGAACAAGACTTCGATTTCGTTGAGGTCTTATCACTTAAAATTAGTCAAAAAGACTTATATACCACATTCTGCGCTGATTATGGTGCTGTAGTTGGTCGAGTTATAGTTAATAACGGTTTTGGCGTACCAAATGCTAAAATAAGTATATTCATACCAGTATCTGACTTAGATGCTGAAAATGATGAGATTTTCTCGTTATATCCATTTGAAACGGTTACCGATACAGGGCCTAACGGATTGCGATATAACCTATTACCAAATAGTAATGAAACCAATGATGATTGTTTCACACCCGTAGGAGATTTTCCTAATAAAAGAACATTCTTAGACGATGATAGGATGTTGGAAATATATTGTAAGTATTATAAATTTAGCACTACGACAAATCAGTCT